GATCGAGCAAATGGAGACGGAATTACGAGAAATGATCATATATCAGGTTGGAATGCCTGGTCTATGGCAAAAATTCACAGAAATGCGTGAGATAGTTAAAAAAGAGCGAGAAAAAGTCGAGCGTGAACAAAAAAAGCCTTGGAACTCGCTGCTCTCAAACGTAGGCAGTTTATTGACAAGTGGCAAGTTCGGTTGGCGTTGGCAACAGGTTTGTTTACATGGTTATTTATATTTGCCCTACTCATGTATGGCATTCACTTAGACTATCAAAAAAGTAAGGGGATATTATGAGTTGGTTAGGACAAATTGCACCTACGATTGCTACTGCTTTGGGTGGGCCACTAGCAGGTATGGCTACTGAATTGATTGGAAAAACCCTAGGTATTTCATCTGAGGAAGTAACTACGGCAATTAATTCAAACAAATTGACCGCAGATCAAATCGCTGGGCTACAACAGGCTGAGTTGGCATTAAAAGCCAAAGCTCAAGAAATGGGTCTAGACTTTGAATCTTTAGCCACACAAGACAGAAAGTCGGCTAGGGATATGCAAATGACTGTCAAGTCTATGATTCCCCCCATCTTAGCTATTGGTATCACAATCGGATTCTTTGGAATTATGACTGGCATGATGTCAGGCAAAGTCCAGTCTAGTGAAGCATTAATGATACTCTTAGGTTCACTTGGGACAGCGTGGACAGGAGTTATAAGTTTCTATTTCGGTTCTTCAGCTTCTAGCCAAGCCAAAGATTCAATGATTCACAACTCAACACCGATAGCAAAATGACACAACTTACTAACCATTTCACCCTAGAAGAACTGACTCACACCGATCATCGTGAATTTGACAATACGCCTAATGAAGTTGAAAAGGCTAATCTCATGCGATTGGCAGAGTTTCTTGAGCAAGTTAAGGACTTACTTGGCGGCGTGCCAATTATGGTTAACTCGGCTTTTCGGTCTAAACAGGTTAATGACGCTGTGGGAAGTAAAGATACTTCTCAGCATCGTGTTGGTTGTGCTGCTGATTTGCGTGTACCAAATCTCACTCCTGATCAGGTAGTCAAGAAAATCATGGCTTCCAACCTAGAGTACGACCAAGTGATTAGGGAGTTTGATAGGTGGACTCATGTATCAATTCCAAATAATCCATACGATAAACCCAGAAAAATGGCTTTAATTATCGACAAAAATGGAACTAGGAAGTATAGTTAAAGCGCAGTTGCAAAGAAGTTTAGGGGGATTATTCCCCCTTTTTTTTGTCGAATTAATGTCATAATTGATAACGACAATAAACCTATGCAAATCAAACTCATAGACACAAGTGTTCAAGAGAATTTTGAACTTGTAAATAGGTTGCAAAAGGAAACCTTACCCTACGATACTTTATACAACTGTCGAGAAGGATGGTGGTGGGTAGCCTATGAAAATAATAGACCTTGTGGATTTGCTGGGTTGGTTTGCTCTAGCCGCTGGACTGATTGCGGTTATTTGTGTCGTAGTGGTGTTGTACGAGAGTTTCGTGGTCGAGGACTGCAAAAGCGTCTTATACGAGCAAGAGAGAAAATGGCCAGGCGAGTAGGCTTCAACTGGCTAATTACTGATACCACAGACAATCCCCCATCTTCTAATTCCCTAATTGCCTTGCAATATCGTTTGTTTAATCCCTCTCAACCTTGGGCGGGTAGACACTCGCTATATTGGAGAAAGAAGCTATGAGCTATTTATCTGACGAAGAGTTTTTAATGCTTTTTGGGTTGTACAAAAGTCCCACTCTAATGTCACAAGAAACAGGAATGTCAGCAAGGGGAATCATAGCCCGTAGAAACGCTTTAGAAGGTCGATACGGCGTTCAATTAGAGACAATAGCCGTTAAGGAAAGGATTGATCCAAAGCCCCCTAGGCTTGATTTAGGTATCTTAAATGGGTCTGTAATAGTGTTTTCAGACGCTCACTTTTGGCCTGGTATTAGAACAACAGCTTACGATGGTTTAATTTGGGCAATCAAAAACATTGAAAATCTCAAGGCGGTGATCAATAATGGTGACGCATTTGACGGGGCAAGCATAAGCCGATTTCCTAGGATTGGTTGGGATAAGACCCCTAGTCTCATTGAAGAACTAAAAGCCTGTGATATGGCGTTGGCTGAGATAGAAGAAGAAGCCAAAGAAGTTAACAAAAATGTTAAGTTAATGTGGCCAATGGGCAACCACGATGCTCGGTTTGAGAATAGATTGGCAGCCAATGCCCCCCAATACGAGCATATCAAGGGTTTTAGCCTAAAAGACCACTTCCCTGCTTGGCATCCCTGTTGGTCAGTTTGGTTAAATGAGAGCGTAATTGTCAAACACCGATACAAAGGTGGCATCCACGCTACCCACAATAATACAGTTACGTCTGGCGTTAGTATGGTCACAGGACACTTACATAGCCTTAAAGTGACCCCCTACGATGATTACACAGGGACTAGGTACGGAGTTGACACAGGAACTCTAGCCGAGCCTACTGGCCCACAGTTTGAGAATTACCTTGAGCACTCACCGACCAATTGGCGGTCAGGTTTTGCTATTCTTACATTCCATAAAGGTGTATTATTATGGCCTGAAGTGGTAAAAGTGTTTGATAAAGACCACATAGAGTTTCGTGGACAAGTAATAAAAGTGTAAGGATTAATATGAAGATGACAATTACAAGAGAAAAAGCCAAAGTAACTGACCCCAAAGTTTACGAGATCGTTCGTGAGCATAAAAAGGAACGTGAAAAAGTTATGGCTTTGGAGAAAGAGCTAAAAGCGCATGAGAAGACTGATATGACTCACGCTCATCCTATGCACTCACCTAGCGCCACAGCTCACGGACAATCCCAAGCGCCCCTACCTAGCATGAGAAAGTAAGCGTTCTATTGTGACGTTTAGGGCATCCAGTTCTTGCATCTTCTGGATAGCCCACATTCTTTTTTGACCATGCCAACCCATTACAGGGCCTTGGTGACAGTCTTTACATAGTGCGATACAGGTGTATGTTAAGCCTTGCTTTACATGGTGTGCGTCTGAAGGCCCACTAGCATCACAGACCGAGCAAGGCAATTCTTTTACTTTACCTAGATACTCGCGTTCTCGCTTAGTTAACTTACTATTCATGGGAACGTATAGCAAGGCGCTCAGAAGCCTCTCTGGTGCGCCAAATATCAATAAGTAACTTACTGGCTTCTATTTCATATTTAAGCGTTTCCTCGGCCTTTATAGACGCTTGCAACGCCTTTATAAGATCAATATATTCCTGATCTGCCATTGCTTCACGTTCTTGAGCTGCTATTTGAGTAAAACCATCAAGTGCAGCTTGTTTCATTAGGATGGCTTTAGCAGACTTTATACCCAATTCTTTACCTATTCTGTCCGATTTAGCAGACGCATACCGGTGTGCGTTTTGGGCTATAAAGTTAGCGTGTTCTTCTGGAATCATAAGTTTTCTATCAGTTTTAATACTCTAAGAGCCGATTCAACATCACTAACCACAGACAAAACGCCCCCTGTCCATTTTCCGTGGAACACGATCTGGTCTTCAGTCAGTTTGTTATTGCCAAACTTAACTTCCATCAAGATGGTATGGCGTTTGTACCCAATCAGCAAATCAGGTACACCTTTACCAACACTAGCCAATGAAACAACAAAAGCACCATAGTCTCTCAATGCTTTGACGATTTCTACATGGTTACGATCCACTTTGGCTGCTCTCATTGATTTCCTTAATACGTTCAGCAACGGCCTTACCAAGCCCTTTAAACAGGCCTGTGGGGTGATTTTCCATCTCTCTGACCATATACCTAGCATGATCGACAGAACCGCTTTCTATGGCCATACGAGCATAATGATCAATGATGACCTGAATGTCAATGTATTTCATCTTTGTCTAAGTTCTTGCAGTCTACGTTTAATTTCTTCTGGCATTGGCACAGCGTTCTTTTTATCTTCTTCAAACTTCTTCAGGAAAGGGTCTACAACCTCTTTAGGGGCGATTTCTGGCACTTCAGCACCATCCCATCGTTGCTGGTTCAAATAAACGCTTGGAGCTGGTATAAACGCCCCATTTGACTTACGCCATTGGTCGGTCGTTTTCATCCATTCAACGTGTTTAATGATGGAATCACAACAGCTCTCAAGATAGTTCTTTTCCCATATCTTGATACATTGTGACTTGCCCCCTTTTCGTGTAGATATTGGCCACGTTCTCCAAAACCTATCAAACCCAGATTCAAACATTTCAGCCCCTTTTTCTTTAGTCATAGGTTATCCTAGGGTGGATATACATCCATCCTGCTCCAACCCTGTTAATCTTAATGTGTCTTAAAGTATCTAAATAGCATCAACAAAAGCCCAAGTGCCCATGAGGGGTTAATTCATCTTATACACAAGGCCTAGTTGCCACCTGAGTTACCTTGTGCTTTACCAGTCGGTTAACCAACGCTGGTCACATTTTGCACCGGGGTGTGTCGGTGTGCGGTGTTCTGCTCCTAGCCATCCATTCAGATGCGCTGCTATCGTGAGGAGTACGGCCACCAAATGCAAAAACCCCATAAAACTCTCTGTGGTCTTGGCTCTTGGCGAGAGCAACAACAAACGATTGAGATCAATCAAAAGTTCGTTTGCCGTCTGACAAGACCACACAGGATTCTATGGGGTTCTACGATTGATCTCTTTCGCCTGATGCCACTCAGACGATTTGGATTATACACATTTATTGCTGTTTTTTACGGCTTCCAATAATTATTGTTTTTACCCATTCTTTGTCGCATCTATCCAACGCTGACATTTTGGCAGCATACCTGGCGCAACAATCATCACAGGGCGATATCACCTCTCTAGCTAACTTAGCCAGCTCTACCCAGTCCCTGTAGTGATCAAAATCTCTATAACATTTTGGATAATTCATAGATTTATCTTAGATGTTGTAAAAATATTAAATATTAGGGAAAACCCCTAGAAAAAAATGTTGACAATGAATTATCATTCGTTTGCGTTAACAAAAGGAGAACGCAATGACAAGATCAGAAGCCAATAAGATTCTGAGTAATTTAAAGCATGGGGCTATATATTCTTTGTATATAGTTAACCAGGCTTTGATGACCACAGGTGACTTATGAACGAGTTAGAGCATACAAAATCTGAACTCAAGCATCTGCAAGAGTTATTAATGGAGTATGATCTAGAACTCAAACGAAAGAATGAGTTGCTCACTAGGTGTCACAAAGAGCCTTTATCTGATGAGCGCCTTTACCAACTGTTTAGGCACACAATGGATTGGAGAATGTTTGCTAGAGACATAGAACGTGAGCATGGAATTGGTGAGAGAGAGCAAGACTTTTTTGATTAACATTTTTGCCCGCAAGGGACTAAGGAGCTTCAATGAGAACTGTATACAACACAGGCAAAGTCGAAATTGGCAAACAATACATCGACTATAAACAACACAAAATCACCCCAGAAGAAGAACTGATCCAATCTTTACTGCTTGGGGACTTCAAAACAATACAAGGTTTCTTTTACAACTTAATTCTTTGTATTTGTTACCTAGTCGCTATCGTCACGCTAATAGTCAACATGACCTATTGGTGCTGAGATGAAAGCCTACCATCTAATTGAGCGAGTCCAAGAGACCGCTGAAGCCTACTATCCTCACGATTCTGGTATCTACAAGCTCAATTTTATGATTGGGCAGTACCAGAGCATTATTCGAAATCTTTGTCAGACGATAGAGATTTATGAAGAGCAGATCGACAATTACAAATTACTAGAAAAATTAGGTGATGAAAATGAAGAAAGTTAAACAAAAAACAACTGAACAACTGCATGATGAGATTATGGCTTTGTTCATTGGTCAAGATATGGGCACAACATTAAACGCATTGATTGAAACAATGGTTGGAGTTTCTAATTACTTAGAAGTCAAGCCTTACGATGTGGTCAATTTGGTTGTAGCTGAACTCAATATTTACGAAGAAATGGACAAAGAATGAAACAAATTGCAACAGCATTGGTTAAAGCACAAAAGGCATTTGGGCCAGCTTTAAAGACCTCTACAAACCCGCATTTCAAATCACGCTATGCTGACCTATCCAACTGTGTGGAAGCGGTTATAGACGCATTAAACGACAACGGCATTTACTTGATGCAAAAGTGCTATGAAAACCAAGGCGGTGTGACTGTCGAGACTATGTTTATTCACGAGTCAGGTGAGTTTGTGGAGTGTGGAATATTAAGTGTCCCAGCTGTCAAACAAGACGCACAGGGCTATGGATCGGCACTAACCTACGCTAGGCGCTATTCTTTGATGGCTGCCTGTGGTATTGCACCTGAAGATGACGATGGAAATCAGGCTAGTAAGCCTAAGCCATTGTTGGATGAAAAGATAATGTTAGATCATTTGGCTGCTATGGACAGCGTAGCTACCCAAGAGGATTTAATTGCTGCTTACAAAGTGGCGTTCAATGCTGCCAAAGCCGATCCTAACTGGCAGAAACGAGTTATTGCCAAAAAAGATGAAATGAAAGCGAAAG